GGCATTGGTTCTCCTAACGTTCTATGCGTTTTTGAAAAGCAAACCACACTCATGCAGTCAACAGGCCCAGGGGCTGGCCCCGGTGCAGTTATTGACACATACGAACATATGTTTGGAACTCCCGACTTGCATCCTGAAGGTTTTGACGTTGTTACCGATTTACTTGTCGGTATTGGTCTTGAAAACTGTTCCAACTTTGCTCTAGCAGATTCAACCGCTGAACTTGATGTGATGGTTATTGCTGAACCTAAGAAAATCACTTCTAAGGATCTAACTCAAATGCTCTCCCAGGCGCAAGACCTCTAAGGGGGTCTTTAGTTGCCAAAGAGATCTAAAACAGAATCGGCTAAGTCTAAAGTTGAAAGTGCCGTCGCCCTGGGCGGGTTAGGTGGAACAATTGCTGGACCAATAGGTGCAGGAGTTGGCGCACTAACAGGCCTCATTATTGGCGACGCACGGTATGTATTTCCTGTTGATATGGTTGCGATTCCAGCCTTTCAAGCATACATGATTCAAGGAAACCCTCACTTTCAAGTCTATGTGAGGGCTGGTGAATCTTTGGTTCCTACGGGTGGTAATGTTGAAGATGTTCAAGAAGTAATGGAAGATGAGCCTGTGAGCGAAGCCTCGAGGCCCAAAAAGAAAAAGACTGCCTACCAGCGACGTTATTCTAAGGCTTTCAATGCAATCAAAGGCAAATACAAGTTGAAGAACGGCAAATGGAAGAAAGACGGTTTTAAGCGAGCAGTCAAAGAAGCACATAAGAAAGCGGGTGGTAAGTAATGCCGATCCATGTTGTTAAAGAAACCATTGAACTTGATGAGGTTACAACTGATTCAAATGGCAATGCCTTCGTTCAGAAAAGAATTAATCTTGAAGGCGGATATGTTCACAACCTACTGCAAACCGACATTTTTCAAGATGCTATGCTAGACAGCCCTGCAGGTACCGAAGCGACTCCGCCAATAATGGAAATTATCATTTCACCTTATCCTCAAATCCCAACACAAATGAATTTGTCTGATACGGCACCTGTTTATGGAAGCCGTTATGCAGCTGGGGGAGATGACTCGGTTTTGTTTAAGGCAAATGCAGAGATCCGACAATTTATTTTTGTTGACTTTAACCAATTTCCATCGAAACAGATTGCTTCAATGCAAAAACAACAGTTCTATTCTAACCATGTTTACCTCTCCGTTCACATTGCTGGAGTTGCTGATTCGGCATATCGAAATCTTGCACTATCGTTTTTGATGGTGTTTGAGGACAAAAATTCCTCATTTGTGACTTCAACCATGGGTCAAATTCATGAAAACCATGTCGCAATGTGTAGTGAATTGATGTCAAATGGCCGAGTTATTAGCAAGGCTTCTCTTCAAGGTAACGTGTTTCCTATGTGGCGTTATGGTGGTATTCGTCCAGAATTGACAGTTTCACCAACAGCACCGGGGAGTTTCTTTTTGAAATTGGCGTCGCATGATGATGAAACGATGCAAACTACAACAGAGATTAGAAATGCTTTGGCTGATTCTCGATCTATGTCGGCATACGACGAAGCATTTGGTAACGTATATCCCGATTGGTTCCGTGAAGTATCTAATGAAGGTTTAGTGAGCGGTCCGATTCGTGAACAATGGCCACCAATTAAACACGCTGACAATGGAAACGTGTTGATGCTATGAGTCAAATAGACAAATCTCAAGATATGCGAATTTCAAAATTAGAAGAACGTATGTTAATGATGGAACAGACAATTCTTGAACTTCGAGGCATGACCAAAATCATGCGTTATATTGCTGGTGCTGTCGCTCTCAGCCTCGGGATGGATGTTCAAGGATTCTTGTAGTCATCGAAAAGGGTCTTTTGGTCAACAATTGCTTTTCTTAGATTCATTGACAATTGCAATGGAATTAACGCTCGATGGTTCGATCTAATTTCAGAATGACGTTTGTCCTTTTCTGCTTTAGATGGTAAATTCTCCGTGTGAAACATCGGGAAATTACCATACAATACGTGCGCTCCATGTGTTTGCCTGGGAGTTAAACCATATTTTGCAAAATACTTTTGAGAACCGTGAACATTTTCAATACACCAATATCTAGGTTTTGTGATCCTAATTATGGAAAGCGTGGCCTCGAGGCATTCCATGTTTGGCTCCCAGGGGTCTCCATTTCTTTGAGCAATGCTACGTGGGGCTGAATATGCTAAACTGAATTCATAACATGGGACTCCAGCGAGCAATACGTCATATTCACGGATTGGTTCGCCCTGGGCGTGATAAATTGCTAGCCTATCTCTCATGTCGAGAACATCTTGCATACTTGTGTATGGCACTTCGGACAACAACGGATTGTTTTCAACTCTCAAAACTTCATCGCCTGCTAGGACAAATGCCTCAGAGAACCCACCTAATCCTCCAAACAAATCAAGAACTCGCATTTTCTTCACCTTCGCTCCATGGTACATAGTTTCCACAATCGCATTCAGACGGCATGTCTTCACAAGTCCAACATCTCATATCTTCACAACATCCGAGCATTCCCATGTGATAGATCGGCACTAATTTGGGGCCACCTTTCAACCATTCAAGAGCGCATGACATATCTAAATCCATTAACCAAACTTTTGATTTACCACAAGCACAAGGGAATTGAACCGATTCAATCCATTCGGCCATGTGAGGGCATGCGATTTCATCCCATTCATCACTCATCAGAAACCCGATCCTTTTGAGCATCTCTCATGCGACGGTTAGCAACAAGTCGAGCGAGTGCGGGCATTTGTAGCGTTTTGATGGCTTCATCAATTGCTTGTGAAGTCTTTACGCCTGTTTCTTTTAGGTTTTTCAAAATCATTGCTGATTCGTCGCTCAAGGTTATGGAGTATTGGTTCGCCATGGAATTCGCTAAATAATAATGTTATTTAACTCTGGCGAAAAAAAACGGGTGAACCCCTAAATAATATGGCTTTTTTGGAAGGGGTGGGTGTGTCGGGGACACTAACATACAAAGCCTCGAGGCCTCGCTTCGCTCGGAGAAGATAGGAATCCGTGGATTGGTGAAAGTTATAAACCTATTATGATAGGGTTAGGGTATGGCAAAAGGCGCTAACGACGTAATTTTGAGAGATCGACTTCAATTTGACATAGATGGGAACGGTGACACCGCTCTAGTTTATGGTCGCATTGATTTATCTGACTATGTTTCAATTCCCGAAAACAAAGGACTTGCAATCAAAGAAGTACGCTTCATGTTGAGAACTCGTAAAGAAAACGACGATGGAGTATTCCCTAACGTATTGGGAACAAACGATTTATCACAAGTTCCGAGCCTAGGACTATATTCTTCAGTTAAGATTTTTGCAACTACTACGGCATATGAAAACATTGTCGATGTTGGCATTGGTTCTCCTAACGTTCTATGCGTTTTTGAAAAGCAAACCACACTCATGCAGTCAACAGGCCCAGGGGCTGGCCCCGGTGCAGTTATTGACACATACGAACATATGTTT